AAGTTATTTGCCTTCAAAGTTCTTTATTTCCAAGAAGGGCGTGATGAAATAATTCAAGTTTGGAAAAAAGATGATAGTTCGAATTTTATGTTTTGCTGGCCAAAGAAGAATTCAGAAGATTATAATTGGATAAAAAACTGGTCTTGGAAGAATGAAAGAGAGGAGGAAATTAAATGAAAGAAAAAAGTGGATTAGAAATAAATTCTTTAAAATGGAAAAAGCTCTTGGAAATACAAAAAGATACAGAATATGAAAAAACTGGACAAGAAGAACCAATAGTGTTAGAGCGTTTCCTTAAAGTAGTTAAGAACTTCACGAAACCAGAAGATAAAATTCTAGAGATTGGTGCAACTCTTAGAGAAAGAGAGAAACTTAAAGAACTAGGTTTCTTAAATTTAATAAGTATTAACTTAGAAGGAACTAAAGAAATCCTTCAAATGGATATGCATAATCTTCAATTCGAAAGAGAAAGCTTTGATATAGTTATAGCTAAGAATACAGTAGAGCATTCCTTCATACCTTGGCTATTGTTTCTAGAAATAAGGAGTGTTCTTAAGACTGGAGGTCTATTTATCTTTACTATGCAAAATTATCATCCATGGAATCGACTTTTTGAACATCCCTTTTTAATTCAAGAGGATTATGTTGAAAGTTTGGAAAGATTCTTTGGATTTAAGACTATTTACCGAAAAGATTATCAGTCTCAAATTGTTCTAGTCTGGAAAAAACTAGAAGATTGGAAAGCTATTAAATGGCCTAATAAGAAATTTGATCCTAAAGAGTTTGTAAAAGAGTGGGAGAGGATCTTTCATTGAGAAATGTGTTAGTAACTGGAACAGATGGAGGAGCAGCTCAATCAATTATGAAATGTCTAAGAAAGGCAAAGAAATATAGAATAATAGCTACTGGAATAGATCCTTTGTGTATAGGTATTCACATGGGAGATGTTGGTTATTTAGTTTCTAAGGACTGGGAAGAATATAAGAAAGAACTTAAGGAAATCTCAGAGAAAGAAAACGTAGATATAATAATTCCAGGTTCCGATATAGAACTAAGTCACTTTGCCAATAATAGAAAATGGTATGAAGAGAATTGTCCTCCTATCTTGATAGATTGGAAGAATGTAAATATTGCTAGAGATAAATATCTTCTCCAAGAGAAACTAAAGGAGTTAGGATTTCCTTATATTAAAACCTGGAAAGTAGATGAGTTTGATAAGATAGATACTTGTCCTGTTGTTCTTAAACCTAGACATGGCTTTGGGTCAAATATGCTATTCAAAGAGGTTAGAAGGAAACACGTAAAGAGTTTAGCTGATTATATTCAAAACCAAGGTTGGGAACCTATTGCTCAAGAACAGCTTTATGGGAGAGAATATTCCTGCATGACATTAAGAGCTAAAGATGGAGAATTATTAAGTTATTTCATAGCTTGGTCTTTTAAGAAGTTTGGTCAATCTTATAAGACAATAATAAAGAAAGATGATCCTCAGATAAGAGACTTAATTATTAGATTAAGTGAGAAATTAAATTCAATAGGACCTCTATCTATTCAATTGATAAAAGATACAGAAAGTGGAGAACTTAAGATCTTTGAATTAAATGCACGTTTTACAGGAGCTCAAATAGTTAGAGCAGAGGGAGGAGTCAATATGGTCGATCTAGCAATAAGGAGAAATATCCTCTTTTTAATGTAATAGTTCCTACCTTTACTTTCATAGCAACTGCCAACGTCCCAAGAGTCTTTAAAATAGAAATGGAACTAGTAGATGCTAGAAAAGATACCTGGAATCTAGAAGTACCTAGTTATTTAAAGGGAGATGTAATAATGGCTGTCGATGTAGGAGGATTGCCTTGTGACTATGATAGACTTAAGAAGACAGGAGCTATCATTTTAGAAGATGCTGCTGAAGCTGTAGGTGGAATTTATAGAGGAAAGAAAGTAGGAAGTATTTCAGATATAACTACCTTTTCTTTCCATTCAGCTAAAGTTATGAGTACAGGAGAAGGAGGGATGATTACTACTAACAATAAAGAACTTTATCAAATAATGAAGAGTATAACTAATCAAGGATATCCTGAAAACAAGAAAGCTTGGGAATATGAACATCCAAGAGTAGGACTTAACTTTAGAATGACTGAAATGCAATCTGCATTAGGATTAGTTCAATTAAAGAAACTTTCTAAGTTCTTAAGAAATAGAAGAGAGATAGCTAGGATTTATAAAGAAGAATTAAAGAAGTATGGTGAATTTCAAAGAGTACCGAAAGATAGAGTTCATCCTTACTTCCTATTTGGTATTTTAGTAGAACCTAAGAAAAGGGAGAAGCTTATACAAGAACTGAGAAAGAATGGCATAGGTGTGAAAGTAACCTGGAAACCTGTTCATCTTCAGAGACCTTATAAAGATGAATTCTCATTAAAGAAATTTACCAATGCTGAATATCTTTACAAGAGAATAATTAGTTTGCCAATACATAATAAGATGAACGAGGAAGATGCAAAAGAAATAGTCTCTATCTTTAAAAAATGTTGGAGGAAAATAAAATGAAAATAACAATAACTGGTGGATCTGGATTTATAGGAACTCAATTAGCCTATTATCTGAAAAAGAAAGGACACCAATTTTTGATAGCTGATGTTAAGGAACCTTCTATAGACTTAAGAAATTATTATCACTTCTGTGATATTACAGATCCATATCAAGTTCAGGATGTTATCGAAGGACAAGATCTCGTCTTTCACCTGGCAGCTAATCCAAATCCAGGGAGAGCCGAAAATAATCCTAGATGGGATTTAAGGATAAATGTTGAGGGAACTATGAATGTACTAATGTGTTGTCTAAGAGAAAAGAATAGAATGATCTTTACTTCTTCAGCAGCAGTAAAGTATTCTCCACATTCTTGTTACGCTATCTCAAAGAGAACGGCAGAGAATTATATTCTTCATTATGTTGAAAAGAAGAACTTAGATGCTAGGATAATGAGGTTCTGGAATGTCTATGGACCTACTCAGTCTTTAGGCTATGTAATCCCTGACCTTATGGAGAAATTATACCGAGATCCAGAGAAGATTAAAATCAGAGGAACAGGATTTGACTTAAGAGACTTTGTCTATATAGATGATGTTCTTAAGGCTCTTTGGTTAGCAGCAACGAAAGGAGAGCCTGGGAAAATATATGAAGTAGGAACTGGTTCTCAAGTTACTATTAGAGAACTAGCTGAACTGATAGGAGAAGTAATAAACAAGAAAAAGCCAAAAGTAATTCCATCTAAGAAACTCTTAGCTTGGGAAAGAAATGAAATACCAGAAGATCTAGAACCAATAAAGAAACTAGGATGGAAGCATGAGATAGAGTTGGATGAAGGAATTTATAGAGTTTATAAAGAAAGATATTTGAAGTGAAAAGATATGAAAATAAACAAGAGAGGGTTAAGAAGGAAGTTCCGATTAATGGATGCCTTCTTCCTTTCTTGTTATCAACTGAAAGAAGATGTGCCGATAGGGCTGCTTCTTTCTTTTAAGAGGAGGGACATGGCATATCAATAGATGCCGATAAGGCATACAGTACCGATAAGGTACACGAAATAAGAGATAACTCCATAGATCTTTCTCCAAAAGAAGTAATTCCTATAGATGATCATGGTCATTCAATAGAACTTCTCTTCTATAAAAGAATAAAAGTAGAACTCTTAACTAGTGCCCTTCTAAAAGAGATCTGGGAAATGAGAAATGCCAAAGCTCCTCTTTCTGTATTAGAAACTCCTTTCTTCTTTTTTCTTCAATATCCTTCTAAACCTGTAATAATTATAGATAAAAGAATAGGAAGACTTCTAACTCTTACAGATGGATTTTCCAAACATGAGCAAAGTAAACAAGCTGGATTCATTATTCGTATGCTTAAGAAATTCGATCTAGTTGAGAAGGTATCTTATAAGAGAATAACTCTCGAAGAATGGAAAAAGAAAAGAAACTCTTTCCGAGGTGAGAATGCATGAAAATTGAAAAATTAAGAAAGAGACAAAAACTAAGTCTCGAAAGAAAGATTGCTCTTTCTAAGAAAATTATTAAACAGTTTTATGAGTTTCTAGATGGAAAAGTTTATGTTGCTTTTTCTGGAGGAAAAGATTCGACTGTTTTGTTACATCTTGTAAGAAGTCTTTATCCGGAAGTGCCTGCTGTTTTTTGTGATACTGGTCTAGAATATCCTGAGATAAGAAACTTTGTGAAGACTGTTCCAAATGTTATTTGGATAAGGCCTAAAATGAGCTTTGCTCAAGTTATAAAGAAATATGGCTACCCGGTTATTTCCAAAGAACAAGCAATGTATATTCGACAATATCGTACTACTAAGAGTCAATATCTTAAGAGCATAAGATGGGCCGGTAAAGATGGTAAATATAAGATAAGTGAGAAATGGAAGTTCCTAGTTAATGCTCCTTTCAAGATCTCAGAAAGGTGTTGTGATGTTTTAAAGAAAGCTCCCTTTAGAAAGTTTGAAAGAGAAACAGGGCTTCGTCCATTCCTTGGGAATATGGCCTCAGATTCAGACGTAAGAACTCGTGTTTATCTTAAATATGGATGTAATTATTTCGAGAAAGTAGGGAAAGAGAGATCTACTCCTCTCGGTTTCTGGACAGAGAAAGATATTTGGGCCTACATTAAGAAATACAAATTAAAATATTGTAAAATTTATGACTTAGGTGTAGACAGAACTGGTTGTATTTTCTGTATGTTTGGTATTCATAAGGAGAAGAATAATCGATTTGAGATTCTAAAAAGATTGCATCCTGAATTATATAATTATTGTATGGAGAAATTAGGCCTGAGAATGGTTTTAAAATATATAGAAAAGAATCTTCAAAGTCAAAAAAGAAAGCAAAGTAGGAAGAAGGTAAAAAAGAAGAATTCTCCTATAAAGAGTAAAGTTTATAAGAGGAAAACCCAAAAAATAAAGTCTAAAAGAGGTGAAAAAAAGTATGGATCCACAAATAATGATGATCTTGTCCGGAGTCGGAAAGGGCCTTGTCTATGGTGGAATTGCAGCAGGTATTGGTTATATTAAACAAGAAACATGGGAAACTTTTGATCCTCATAAATTCCTTAAGACTCTAATAATCGGTGCTATTGTTGGTGCTATAACTGGTTCTGGAACTTCTATAACTCAGGCTTCTGTTTTAATTGGTAATGAGTTTGATGTTTCTCCTATTCTTGTTGAAGGGTTCATAATGACTTCAATAGTTGCTATTGCCGACAACATAGTAAAAATAATAGCACGCAGAACAGACCTTGGAAGGTTTTGGGCAAAAATCAAAAGCTTTTTCTCTAAGTAGAAATTTTTAAAATTTTTTTCTCGTTTTTCCCATTTTTTATACTAGGAACTTTGCTAGTAATTTTACTAACTCTATAAGAAGATAAGTAACAACTGGAGATACTAATCCAGCTATAAACTTCCAACGTTTTACTTCTGTTTTATATGAGTCCTCAAGTTTTTCTTGTCGATGCCTTAAATCTATTAGCTGTGTAGAAAGAGAACCGTATTCTTCATTTAATTTCCCTACATGTTTGGTCATACTTTTTAAATCTTCTCTTAAGTTCTTAAACTCTAGAGAGATTGTAGTCTCTAAACGGGTGACTCTTTCGATCAATTCTAAAAGTTGTTCCTTTTCTTTTTTATTCATAGGCCTTCACTAATTATATCTACTTTAATTTATTTAGAGTTTATGAAAAGGCTACGATTATAATTGTGTCAAAGAAGGAATAGTAGTAGGAACCAGTATCTTGATACTGAACAAGAGCAGCCCAATAAACATAACCAGTCTCTGCTGGGATTTTGACTGCAATTCTCCTTGGTTTATATGAATTTCGTGGTTGATTTATTCTAATGATACTATCTGTTTCATCTGTCCAAACCCTTAGAACAGGTGGGATATCTTGTATTTGTCCGCCTGGACTGTGTTTTGTATAAGTCAAATGGAAAATAATGAAAACTTCTGAGTAGCCAGCTCCGGAGTAAAGTTTGTGAGTGTACGCACTTTTATTTGGGATCGTTTGGCCAGAAGAATCAGTAGTACGATTATCTCCGGGATAGAAGTCAATGCCCCAAGACCCAGTATAAGGATAGTTTGTTTTTCTATGGATCTTTGAACCACCATTACTCCATCCATCATAATCATCTTCAAAGTCAGCAAGAGATAAACAAATCCCATCATTATGATTAAAGAAATAGTAATTGAAATCAACATAATCTTCACCATATAGATCAGTATAATCTGATTGCTTGTAGGCTCTTATATAAACTCTCAAACTTTCAGTCACTTTCGAAGTAGGGACCACTCGTTCTGGAGTCCATTCTTTCATAGTTTTTCCACTAGCACTAACAGAACCCAGTTCTTCAGAAAGATCACTCCAAGCACTTGCATTTCCATTTAGTACAGTAGCTTCCACTTTGAAATAAAGAGTAAAAGTAGAGTTATTTACAATATCTAAATATTGACTTAAAGGAAGAGTACCAGATAAACCACAATAATCTATAGCAACATCTGGATCTCTATGTGGGAAAACAAAGACATCATCAGAGATTAAAAGATTCATTTTCTCGGAATCTGTAAGATCTCCATAATATTTTTGAGGCATCTAAACACCTTAAGGATTTAATTGTGTGGAAATTTCATCTTGTAAACTTAAACTATTACTTAAATTTCGTTTCATACTCTTAAAGATTTCGGACTGAAAAATTAGAATTTCGTTCGTATGTTTAGGTCTATTTGGAAAATGAATCTGCTCAAGGAACTGTGCTACTTCAAAAATAAAACTTAGTTTTATGTTTTCTACTGAAAAAGCAACTCCCTTCAAAAACGTAAAACCAAAACTAGCAATCTTACTTGGTATTATTCCCTTAAGAAAACTAAAGGCATATTTAGGAGCTTCATGGCTTGGTTCTCGTTTTTGAGAGGATTCTGCTCCTTCCCAAGTTCCTATGTCAGTAGGAGTTCCTGGATTTTGCCTCTTCCTCTTTACTTCTTGTTGTAAGGAAGTCACATCTTTCCTTAATTGTTTTTCAGCTTTTGGCATGTCTCTCACCTCTTCTATCTCTAAGATGTTTCGCTCTGAAAGGAAGAGTCTCCAATCTTCCGTGATAGAATTTCAATTTTCTCCACATGTAAGTGCATTCACACCAACCATTGTTAAGTGAAGAATAGGCCATTGACCCAACTTTCACTATTTCCCCATCTTGAACTTTTTCCATAGAAAAGTCATATAGTTTCTTTAGAACATTTGTTTTCCAAATAGAAATTCCAAACTCTAATGCTCCTTGACAATGACCAACATCTTCATAGAATATTGAGATAGCGTCTATGTTTTTTGCTAATAACTTAACGGCTTCCTTGAGATAACCTTTGGGGATAATGACATCGCTGTCTAAGTTTAAAATATACTTCGTTTTTACGTATTGATAACCAAGTTTTCTTGCTTCCCAAAACTTAAGATCTTTCTCTATATAGACCTGAGAGAAACTTTTCAGGAGCTTCCCGCCTCCACTATCTATCACGATAAGAGGATATTTCTTAAAGGCCCAAAGATTCTCTTGTATGAAATCGTTCAAGGAAACAGGGTTTTTAACTGGGATCACTATTGAGATCATCTTTTATCACCTAAGGACTTACAGAGATATCGTCAATATACATAAAGTACATCCACTTAGCATCTAATTCAAATCTAACTTGTCTTACCTCCTTGCCAGCTTCTAAGTAAGGCTTAAGATCCCATTCGACCCAAGTTTCATCTTCACTTTCAGTTGTCTCACGAGTAACGGTAGTATAAGTTCCATCTTTGTAGTAAATCTTAGCTGTAAAGACTCCTGAATAAGGAGGTGATGGCGACCATTGTCCCCAAATCCAGGCTCTGAATGTAGAACTAGTAGTGAAACAACTAGTTGGAATTGTTTGATCAAAAGTCTGATAGATAATTCCTACATCTCCTCCGACATTTCTTGCAGAGTAAGTACCAGAGTGTTTTTTATAAGAAGAAATTTCTATATCTCCACTATGGTTCCAATTTGTGAAATCTCCAGTTTCAAATCCACCGTTTTTCACTTGTTCACCCGTTGGGCATGTAGATTCTTCTGGCTGTAAACCTTCATTGTCCAAATCCAATTTCCCTAGAAGATCTCCATCCCAAATCCATGTAATTTTCTTTATTCTCAAGGAGAAAGAACCTTCAGGTAAATCAAAATTCACTATTTCTCCAGGACTAAGGCTTTCCATACCTGAATAATCTATTTCTACATTTTCTAAAGTTCTAACAGGGTACTTATATTTCTTTACGATATACATTGCTTGATAATAACAATCCTCATCTGAGAAAGCGGTTTTATCAAAGAACTCTTCTGTTCTTCTTCCATATTTTTGAACTGAAGCATGGTCATCTGAAAGCCTATATCTTCCCTTCCATCTTCCTCCAGCAAAATGAACCCAATCTAACCATAAAGCTATATAGTCCATGTAAGGATTTCCCTCAGTATCAGTTTTAGTTTCACCAGTTATTCTCCACTCAACTTTCTCAATAGAAGTCCAATCAAAGTCACTATCTAATCTTGTCCATTCTCCATTTGCCTCAGCATTTTCTCCAACAGAAATCTGAATTTCTTTCATCTTCTTCTTTTCTGGAGAAGGGAAGGAAGTAAAGGTTGTTCCTGGGTAGAGGTCTGAAGCAGCATATTCAATTCTATTATTAGAAGAATCATAGAGCCTCACAGTAAAGGTAGAAATAGATGCTTCTGGTCTCCTCCAATAGTCTAAATCACTTACTACGCCCATGTCTATTAAAGCAGCGAACTTAAGAAACTTATATCCCTCCTTATGGTCAGTTGTTTGACACCCTATCGTAGTAGGAGGAGTAAGCCATATCCTAGCAGATATTGTCCCAGCCCCTATTGTTCCAGCCCAATAGATTTTTATCGAACCTGTACCAGCTTTTTTAATTGTAGTATCAAAAGTCATTAATGATGCTGCTTTAATATATTTCACATACATATAACCATAAGTTATTCTCACTATTCCAGCAGATCCAATTTTTTCTAATTTCCAACGTGTATTGATTATCTTATCTCTTTCATTAAGATAAGTTTTGACATCTAAACTTTTAAGAGTATAACTGGTTTCTCCAGAACTCCAAGTGATAGTCCCGGCATCGATCCAAACTCTAGAATCTACGTCCCAGACATACACTTTTACAGTTGCATCGTCATCACCATTTACATTCCTTCCTTTAAGATAAACTTTGACTTCCTCAAGGCTAGCAGCTTGAGTGATAGTTAGGTCGAAGTCCTTCCACTCTAAGTCCGTCTGTCCATCTTCACTTGCTTCAACATAATCTCCATCTCCGTCATCATTATGAAGATAAGGAGAGCCATCAGAGGTGTAAAGATTTACTACTGCTCGTAGCAAAGCTACATAAATCTCACAAGTACCACTAGCATTCTCAGGTCCAGAAACAGATATGACTTTAAACTTAAGTCTAGCATTCTTAAGATTAGTGAGAGTTTCCTCAGGAGTTGCCCCAGTTAAGTAAGGACCTACATTAAATGTTTTTGTTCCATAAGAATATTCAGGTCCGGGTTCCCATTCAAATGTGGAAGTATACCAGATTCCATAAGTATAATTATAAATTCCATACTCAATAGTCCAAGTCAAAGCACAAGCTTTTAGTTTTATCTCATCTATACGACAAGGATTACCAGCGGTTTCTACATCTGTAAACCAATAAGCACCCCAGATTAACCGTTTCATTGTTACTCCTGACCAGTCTAAGGTTGGGGTCTCTTTCCACGTCTCGTTGTTACTATCCCAGAACATAGCATAAGCGCTCTGTTTTTGATAAGCATAAATCCTAAGTTTCACTTTTACCCACGAATCACTTGGAGCTTCTAAGCCTGTATCTGTATTGTCTTCTACATTATCCTTATCGTGAGTCTCAATAAACCAATAGAATTTTCCATCACTCTTTTTCCGCACTTTCAAGCAAACTATATCATCTATCATTGTACTGCGTGTTGCATAGAAGAGCTTGATTTCATCTCCAGTATTCAAGGGATCTGTATTTGATGGACGGACCCAAAATTCTACTTCAATAGAAGGAGTTTCATCTATATCTTTGTAAATATAGCCCCATTTATCATCTTTATCAAAATGAAAGAGAAAACATTTCTGATCATCTGAAACACTAGAGTAACCAATGTCAATTGGTTCATTTGTACCAGTGAAATCATCATAAGAAGAACAATCACTTACGAAGACGTAATCAAGATCATAAGTATCATAGTTTCTAACAAAGTTGAGACTTAACTTTAGTTGAATTGTATTAAATTGAGCAATATTTTCCCACGTAGGGTCTTGGAACTTAAAATATTTCATCTGTTTGTCTTCGTGTTCTTTTCTTGCCCAAATCCCATCACTGTTAAGTCCGAGCCATGGCTGCTTGCCGTAAGTTTCCCATTCTTTAATTTGTTCAACCCATTCATTGACATAAAATGTACCCGCAACATTTTCTTGGATTGTTCTGTGATGTGTCCAAGGGAACGTTGAAGAATCTGTAAACACAGTAGGAACTCCAGAAACTGAAATTGTTTCTCCGCCTCCTGAAGCCTCAGAATCCCAATAAGTTAGGGTTTCACACCAACCATCTTCCTTATCTGTACCATAACGAGGTTCTGTTTTATTATCAGCTCCATAAACAATACAGTCATTAATTATATCTCGCTCCTTTCTTACCTCGTAATTTACAAGATCATTTTCGTTCAAAGTTTTATTGGCACTTCTAGATCCTCTCAAAAAGAAATGTAAATCTTTATCTGGATCAACATAGAAATCTGTAAGAGCAGTATCACTTAGTTTTTGAAGAGCTTCAAACATACTAAGTCCAATGAAATCAATTGTTCTTGTTTTCTTAATTTCTTCTACATTGTCTACAGTTATTAATCTATCATTGGCACCGGGAGTGATTGTACTTGTAATCGAAGAAACTATGTCCTTTGCAATAGTAGAGACATATTCAACAGTTGGATAAGATAAGTTTACTTTTCTTTCTGAAAGAAGCTTGCCCCAATCATAAGCTGTAACCTCTATCAAGGGCTCTCCTTCTTCTCTAATGAAATTTACGTCCTCAACTTCACCAGAAAATACTTTAGTAGTTACAGTTCCTGCAGAAGCTATTTCGATGATTACAGCATCTCCAGCTCTAATATCTCCAGGTTGAATACTTGCTCCGTCTAGCTTTAGTTTTGCCATCCCTTTTTCAGAAGTACATGCTTCTTCTATTTCAAAATTAAGAGTTTCGTCTGTAGCATCTAAGGACTTAGAATTATCTCGATAGAATTCAACCTTGAAAGTCTCTGTCATCCTTGAATGCCCTCATTATTGACTACTTTAAGTTTTATAGAATATTCTACCCATTCTTTCCCTTCTAATAATCTGAAGGAAGTTTCTTCAAACATAACATATAGAGTTTCTTCTGCAGTTTGTGGCCAAGGATGATCCGCTGGATATACTGTCCTAGTAGAATAAGGAGTTAAAGAGATCATATCTCCCCAGGAAGAGTTGTCAATTTTAAATTTGGAATATCTAGTAGCATAGAACTCTATTTCTTTTCTTTTCTCTGGAGTACATCCTCCTTTCAAAGTAAACTCGATAGTTCTTCTAAATCTATATTTACATCTAGGATAAATAGAATAAAGACCAGTATGTCTAGATCTCCATTCTACTTTAACTAATTTCTCTATCTCTCTTGGCCCAGGATCTAGGGTTAAGGTTCCTGAATTTACAAAGTTTGAACCATCCCAAGCATATTCAATTAACTTTAACATCTTATCTCGACCTCTTAAATTGTCTATCTAATATTCTTTCTATTTCTCGAGCAAACGACTCTGCTATTTCTCTACTTCCTACTGGAGCATTTATATTAATATTAACTACAGGTGGAGCTTCTTCCTCTTTCTTCTTTCTAGTAACTGTAGCAGGTACAACCTCTTCCCCCGCATGGAGATAAGCAATACCTTCTCTAGCAATTATTCCTCCTTCTTGGAGTTTAGGCACAATCGTTGCTACTAAAGCAGTACCCATTGCTTCAGCTACTCCGCCTAATCCTAAACCATGTAATAAGGCGAAAGCTCCAGCCAGAGCAACTATAGATGCAGAAAGGACAAAGAGAGCTCCCGCAAGAAGTGTAACCGGAATAATTGCCAAAGCAGCTGAGACTGCTAATAAGCCTAATCCTGCAGCTACACCTACTAATGCGCTTCCTAACACAAAGAGACTAGGTGCAACTGCTGCTAATTGAGTAAGTCCTGAAGCAATTAATTGAAGACCTTCACCAAAGAGTTTGAATCCAAGTCCGACTAAAAGAACAGCAGCTCCTAATATTAACAGAGCGGCTGCACCCATTAAAGAAAGAGGACCTAACGTTCCTAAGATCTTAGTAATGAGAGCTAAGACTCCGATGAAGACCAGAAGAGTTGCCGAAACTACTAAAAGAGCTCCAATTCCACCAGGTAAACTTAAGACTATTTGTAGGAATTGACCTAGAGCAAAAGTAAGTAGCCAAACTGCTCCTACTAAAATTAATAAAGCAGCCACGCCTTTGAAAAGTGTAGGACCTAAATTACCCAAAACTTTCATAGCTAGTGATAAGCCAAGGACAAATCCAATTAAAGCTGCTCCAACAGCTACGAGTGCAGCAATAGCTTCCCAAAGACCAACACCCATTCCTAGAAGAGTAGCAAAGAACTGAGTAATAGTTACCATTAACAAAGCAAGAGCAGCAACTACTGCCGCTGTTGCCTGTAATTACTTCAAATAAATCCCAAAGATCTTCCATGATTGCGGGAAGGACTAAGAACGAAAGTCCTAGCATACCGAAGACAAAAGCAAGTTTTAATCCAAAGAAGAAAGTCTTTTTCAGACCAGCTTTCAAGCCTTTTATTCGATCAGCAAGAGTTTTCACACTTCTTTGTTGAGGCTTTCCAAAGGATTCATAAAGTGCCTCATTAACGCCGTAAAGTTGAGCTACTAGTTTCTTTTGTTTCCCAGTAAGTCCTTCCATAACTTCTTGCAGTTCTGCTCCTGTTACTCCATATCCTTTTTGGCTAGCAATAAAACGCCTAAGAGCTTCATCCCCTTTCATAAATTGAATCCATACTGCTCGCAGAGTAGTCCAAAGCCCTAAGTTTGCTCTTCTAGCTACAAGAACTGTACCAATATAAAGAGTTAGAGAACCTATCGTAGAAAGGATCATACCTACGAATTTCCCAAAAATAATTAAACCAAGACTTATGACAGCAAGATATTGCAAGATAGGATAACGTTCTAAGTGATCTGCAAAAGATTCAATTGCATTAGCTACGATATCTAAAACAGGAGCAAGTAAATCTCCTAAAACGTAACCGACATCCTCCAAAGCCCAAGAAATATCTTCTAGTCCAGCTTCCCACATTAGAGAGCCCTTTAAGACGGTTCCTATTTGACGTTCTAACATACCAAAGAATCTACTCATAGTCCCTCCTAATCTCATCATATCTCTGCCTGTTAGACGTAATCGTGCACCTAAAGCTTCTAACGCTCTATCTGCTTTAGTGAGTGGCCCAGTCTTGGCTGTGCTTTCAAGAAGTAAACCTATTGGAAATATTGCTCCTGGCATTATTTATCTCCTCTTAATATTAGAGAAAAAGGGGCCATGAGACAATCTTTCATCTTCTTCTCACTGCCCTGGCCTCTTTTCTCTTTTGCTCTTCCAAACTCTGAGCTATCCAATTAAGTTGCAGCAGACTCAACTTTCTAATATCATCAAAAGTCCAGTGCATGTGGTACATCACTTGAAAGATTGTCTTTAAGACTTTGTTTTCAATAAATTTGCTAGCTTATCTATCGAATCCTTATCTAGCTCTGAAAACTTCTGAATTTCTAATGCTATCTCTAGAAGAACTTTATGGTTTAATTTCCTTACTTCGTCAGGCTTAAGTTTAGGCTCTGTTAGTCCTTTATAGACTAACCAGATATATTGTTCTAGCTCGTTATCTTTTGCTACTTTCATAATATCTGCTAGTTCACCAACAGTTACTTTCTTAATCTTTATTTTCTTCTTTAGTGTCTGAATAGTTACCTCTTTTTCTCCAGTAGCTTCAGCTAGCAAGTCTGCTGCTTTAGCAAACTCTTTAACTTCTACACTCATACGACTTACCTCCTTTCTTGGATTTTTCGACTAAATAGCTCTTACTTGAGCTTTAGTCTAATTTTACACTAAGGCTACAGATTTTGCTCTAAAGTCAAAGTCTTCCTTTAGGAAGCCATCTTGAGGGATATCTACTGCCCCTCTTTCAAACTTGCAGTTATAACAATAAAGTTTCACTGCACCACCACCAATCTCAAAGCAAAGAGTAAACTCATTAAGAGATCCACTACCAGTTACTAGTTGAAGGTATGTTTTATTGACCCAAGCTTTAGAAAGAGATCCTGTGACCTCTTCATTCCCTTCGACTAGATCAGTTGGTTGTCTACCACCTATTTGATAGAAAGCTTCTAGATTAGTAGCTATTTCAACAGATGCTGAATCTGCATGCCCTATTTCTACATCATCCTTGTAGATTTTTGCATTCCAACCTTTATAGACAGGCATTCTCTTTTTCACCTAACATTAAAAGGAGCAAAGTTTTATTTAAACGCTCTTAACAATTAAGAATAAAATAATCTAGATAAAAGCAATTTTGACCAATAGCATGCCAACACCAAACTTTGAATTTTGATAGTTTCTTTCCTTCAACAAGATGAGGTCTCACATTGTATTTGGTCCAGTCGTTATATAAAGTAAATTCTTTTGTGGTAGAAGAACCATCACTATAGGTAGCTACCCATTTCATATATGAGGTTTCTGCGCAAATACGGGCATAAAAATAAAGTTCATTAATAAAATTAACAGGAATAGGAACTCCATAAATATCTTCAAAATTCTGCTCAATTGAGGAAGTACCAAAACCTACGGCACATTTACTTCCATCTTTTCCTAAGTCACCAATTTCCCAAGTTCCAGATTTTGACCAATAAGAGAAATCTCCAGTTTCGAAAGAATTATTCTTAAACATTTGTCCCGAAAAATAATATGGAGTAATGCTTTTAGCTATAAATTGAAAGTCTTCAGTGATTATCCCGCCTTGTCCTCCTATGAATGAGCCTTTTGATAGTTTACAATTTTCTACCAAAATACCCATTTTATCCACTTCAAGATCTAGTTCAAAGGTACTAGATGAATTTAAAAGGTTAAAGTAATAAGAATTAACCCAAGCTTTCTTAAAACTTCCTTGAAGTAAACGTTCTCCAGGAATTATTGTTGAAGGGAACCTTGCTCCAGCTTCAAAATAAGTCTCAGAGTTTTCCTCTATTTCTAATCTCCAGTTTTCGACATATCCTATTTCGATCCCATCAAGGAATAATTTTGCTTTCCACCCTTTATAAACTGGCATTAGACAACAGCCACAGATTTAGCTATGAAAGTATAATCTTCAGTTAAAACTCCTTCTTGAGGGATAGTAATCGTTCCTTTACTAAATTTACAGTCATAGACATATAATCCTAATGCAAAACTAGGTGACTGCCCTGGAGGTTTATTCCAGACTTGAATATAGAGATCGAAAGAAGAAAGACTTCCTGAACCAGAAATCAAACTTAGATAAGTTGTATCAACCCAAGCTCTTTTGAAAGAGCCAGTAATATTCATAGGTCCTTCCACTATTTGAAGGGTACTTCTATTCCCTGCTTCGAAATAAGCTTCTAAAGAATGATCTATATCAATTCTTACTTGTTGGACTTTGCCAACTTCAGTACCATCTATTAGTATCTTTGCGTTCCAACCTTTGTAAACTGGCATTTTATTCCCTCGGCCATAATACTGTTATTCTTATAGTTATAGTTTTTCTATGAAGAAGATTATCTTCATCTAGAGGATGAGAGAACATTCCAATTTCTTCAATGTCCAGAATTCCATGACTATTCTTTAGAGTTTCTTTTCCCGTCTCGAGGATTCTGATAACTTTTTCAGCAAGGAAATCTCTCAATTTAGTACCTACATAAGTTGTAGAATCAAAAGTTGCTTTATCGTTCATCTTAACCCAAACATCAATATCATAATCAATCATAGCTACTTTTGCTAAAGTAAATGTACTTCCACTTTCTGTTATTGGAGAAATTTTATCCCCGATTCCTGCAGGACTTAAGATAGCTCCTGTTTGAGTAACAGATATCCTTGGGAAAGTAGCATCCATCCGAGGATAATCACTGTAAATCCAATTCCCACTTCCATGGGGATTTGGCATATTATTTCTCAGATGTGTGACAAGAGCTGTAGTTAGATTAACGAGCCACAATTTGTACTTTCCCTCTTTTACTTCTCATTATAGTTCTCTTCTTGACCTTAATTTCCTTTTCTAAGAACTTAAGAATTTCTCTATGTCTTCTTGTTACAATTCTATAGATCCAAGGATTTGTTCCTGTTCTAGCAGGTTGTTTGACCTTTCTTGTAATTACCCATGTTTTCGCCCCTTTTTTACCTGGTGGTGGTCTAGCTACTTTTGGATTTCTAAAGACTAAAGTTCCTAATGGGAATGTCATTGCCTTTCCTTTAATGGTAATTGCTCTTCTCCCAGAATGTAGAGAGAGTAAAGCCATCAAAGCATGATAAGCAGGACTTCCTCTTATACTTCCTCCTGGAATCCCTATTGTTCTATACTTATACTTTCCATGTGTGGTTCTTATAATTTTTAAATGTTTTCGTATTAATCCTTTAGGTACTGAAGGGTTATTCCCACTATAAACTGGTGTTTCAGAAATTACTTCTGGATAAATAGAATAAATCCAATCAGAGAAAGCTTTAAAATAAGCCTCAGCAATTGGCTCTTTAAGATGTTTAGGATAACGTGCTTTAAGTACTAGCCCGATTACTCTTACTTTCCTTGGCATTAGATCACTCTCTTAAGAACCGCTCTTTTGTACCAGATCTTTTCTCCATAATAATAGTCTTCTATTGAATCTATTCTCCAAGTTTTACTGTTCCAAGTAACTTCGTCCTCAGCTTCAATACTAATTGTTTTTCCTCGGACTAAATATGATGGAAGAAAAAAGCCAAAAGCATCTCCTATGCTCAGAGTGCCAGGAACTACATAAGCTAAGTCCTCAGAAGTTATTTCCTGAATTTCAGCTTTAATTGTATAAGTTCCAGAAACACTTCGACCTCTTTGGCCATAAGCATCTTCTTCATCACTATAGGAATATTTAGTAAGAGTAACTTCCTTTCGAAGAATTTTCTTAAGGACATACTTAGGTGGTATCTTTAACATAGCGTTTCCTACCTCTACTTTCTTCATAATCAACTACAGTCCCTGGTCCCCTGAATCTACCTTTTATCCTAGGAGCAAGAACCATTTTTCTATATCTGACATAGTCCATAGGAACAGAAGTTATTTGGTTGACTATTCTAAAGAACTCTTCTCTTAATCTTTCCCATGGTTGAACACTTCTTACTCTTATCCCACCAATTGCAAAAGTTTCTGGCACTAGATATTGTTCTCTAGCAACCCAAAGCATTCCAGCATAATAAGCTGTTGCTAAATTAACTAAATCCCAATCAATAGCTTTAGTATAATAGGAATAATCTATAGTTATTTTCTCCACATCAGTAGATGGTGCAGAACTTAAGACAAATTTCCCATGTTCGGGATAAAAAGTAGAAACAGTAGCTTCTACCCTTGAACCAGGGTCATCTTCATCAGTCCATAAATAAATAGTAAAATCGTTAGTAGTTATTTTCTTATCAAAGTCTGTATCTGCTATGAACTTATTAGAAACAGAGAAAGTATTATTACTTCCATTTATAGACCCTGTCATGGTTTCATCTTTAATTTGAACTTGCCAATACTTAATTACTACGTGTTGAGCTTTATCTATAAATTCTTCTAGAATATCATCAGGTGCATCTTCTATAGTAACACCCAATAAGTCTCTAATCTCTTGAGGAGTAGTATACATCTTCCTCACTAGAAATACTTCATCTACCACACATTTAAACCTTATGAGAAAACACACAAATTAGAACTTAAAATATTTGGGAGAAAAAACAAAAAGAAAAGGTTAAACGATCACACAGGATCGTAACCTAAATTTTATTTAACTTTTAACTGGCAGCTTAAAGATCAGCTGAACCGTCTGTTATGTTAACTATCAGTTCCAGAGCATCTTTGTCTGTTACCTTGACACCATACTCCACATAGAAGTATAGTTCTATCGAGTCAGTTGCAGGATTATCCCATCTCTTCATATCTAGCCTTCTTCTTACTGCAAACCAAGCAGCTCTGGTTGGGTCTATAACTAGAGCAGCTCCATCAGGCATTTGAGTTGTAACCAAGACTTTCAGACCAGCTATCTTACCTATCTCACCATTGACTATTGGTTCATTAGTTCCATATTTAGCAGCATCAATGAACATATTGCTCTTCAGAATTCCACCCAAAGCATTAGGATGAATTACTATGAACTGAGGACGCCATTTTCTTGCTTTAACTGCTGTTACTGCTTTGACTATTGCTTTATAGCCATTCACTGACCAAGTGCCTTCAGAGAGAGCATCTACACAGTAACTCTTACCATGAGCAGATTGCCAATAAGTTATTGTACAAGCACCTGAAGCAACTATTTTGCCATCATAGTAATCTGCCTTTACAAAGTTACTTTCTGACTCTTCAACATAGACAAGAGCTCCGCCAGATATTGTCGCAGTTCCTGCAGCTCCAAAGGTATGAGCATCCTCTGTATAATCCAGCAATGCTTTCATAATATCAGAGTCTTCTTTGTCTGCCAAAGCAATTCCTGCTTCTGTGACCGCATCCCTTATCAGGTTAAGTTCACAGCCTTCTATAGCTTCTTGAGTTATGTGCACTGCCACACCCTTCTTTGAGGGCGTAATTGTATTAGAAGTATAAGTTATTTTGGAGCTAGATAGTTCTGTTCCTTCTGAAACATCTTGAGCTGTCAAGGTTCCTCTGCGTCCAATTACTATTGAACGCCCTTTAGTCCTAACAAGGTCTTCATTTATTCGGACCAAGTTACGACCAAATCTACGAGCCCTTGCAGCTTCTTCTACTTCATCAAGGATAACCTTTGGTATCAAGTCTGTGATAGCAGAGACACTTATTGTACTTGCCAGTTCTTCTAAACTTTTCATTTTTATATTCACCCTTGTATATTTACAAGAGTACGTAATATAGAAAGAAAGAATTATATTTAAAAGTAGTCCTTACTATTCTCTTCCTCTTTTTATAAGATCATGCTTAAGGGCATAGTGCAAGAGTTCAGCTACATCGTATTCTCGAAGCATCTCTTCTATTTCTTCTCTGCTAGGCTGATCTTCTTTTACTTCTGTATTTGAAGGTTTAGAAACCTGTTGCTGAATTTGCATTTTTTGGATTTCAACAAGACTCTCTACTGCTTTCTTAAGTTCTTTGATTTGCTCTTCTAGAGATTTTTCTTCTGACATCGTCCTTCCTCTTTAGAGAGAAGCTTAGAATTTTTTCTTCTTGATTAGCTCAAGAAGGATCTCAGGGTAGTTTTCCCTGACAAATTTCTCTAGTTCTTCTGGAGTAGGTTCTTTCTTTTCTTCTTTAGGCTCTTCAGCTTTTGGAGCTTCTTCTTGGACTGTTTCTTCTTGCTTAGTTTCTGCAGGTTTCTCTTCTATGGGTTTTTCTTCTGAAGGCTTAGATTCAACTTTGGGCTCTTCTACCTTTGGAGTTGCTACTTCCTCTTTTTTAACTTCTGGTTTAGGTTCCACAGGTTGTTCTGTCTTTTCTATTTCTTCTTTCACTTCTGGTTTAGGCTCTTCTGTTTGAATTTCCTCGGTTTTCTCGACTTTAGGTTCGACTGGTTTACTTTCTTCTGCCTTTGGTGTCTCTTCTTTGATTTCCTCTTTCTTTTCAGCACAAGGTTCTTCAGGACATGGTTTCTTTTCTTGAGGAGCTTCTTCCATTTTAGTAACCTCAGGTACTTCATTCCCTAACTCCTTTATATCTGTTGCCGACTTCTCTTCAAGAGACTTAGTTATTTCTTCTGTTTGTTCTTCAATTGTAGCAGACTTCTGTTCTTTTTTCCATTCAGCAGCACAAGCTTTCATTCTCTTAACAACATCCGGAATTTCTTCTGCCTTTTCTTTCATACACTTTTTCATAAAGTCTTTGTAATTACCTGCTAATTCTAGAAGATCTAAAAGTTCTTCTTCTGCTGATTTCTCTTCTGGTTTAGGTACACATTTTTTCTGCTCAGGATCCCAAACTTGTCCTTCTGGGCATTTATATTCTGGTTCCTTCTCTTGTTTCTCTTCTTTTTCTTTTTCTTCTTCCTCTTCTTCCTCTTCGTCTTCTTTGTCTGCATCAGACTTAGGCATTGGATATTTACCGTAGTAAGGATAGTAAGGATATCCATAGTAAGGATATTGCCCTTTGCCATAGTAAGGATATTTGTAGTAAGGATATCCATAATAGCCATAGTACACTGAAACTACTTTTCTACCTCTTTTCTTAAGTTCTGCTACTTCTTCAGGACTCTCAAGTTCTAAGACAGCCCAAAGAGATTTCTTCTCTGGTTTCTTTGCTTTCTTTTTCTTCTTTGGCTTGTAAGGATAGTATGGGTAATACGGATAGTATGGATATGGGTATTTGCCATAGTATGGATAAGGATATCTATAGCCATAGTAATAAGTCACTACTTTCTTTCTTGCATTCTCTTCTAGTTCAGAAAGATCTTCTAGTTCAACAACAGCATAGAGTTTTGGTGATTCTATTTCAGAGAGATCGATTTCTTCTTCCTCTTCCTCTTCCTCTTCTTCCTCAGTTTTCAATTCTTCAAGGACTTCTTCTTTTTCTTCTTTTTCTGACATTTTTTCCACTGCCTCTTTCTTTTCAATATTTATATTTAATCTTTTTGACAGTTCTTCTACTGCAAATATGAAACACTTATCACATGCAGGAGACTTTACGAGAGAAAGTTCGTTGAACAAGTAATTAAAGCCTATAGACTGTTCAGAGTTAATTGGGAACTTGTCTAACCAAGTTGAACAAGAGACTGCTGGGAAAGTTCCATCTTTAACTTTCTTAATAGCTTCTGGGTCTGTAACTTCTGCCTTAAAGATTAAGGACCTAAGAGTAGGATCATAATAAGTTTCTAAGACTTTGCCAACAGTTCTATCCTTAAAGTGTTCATCTAAACCATGTTCAACTTTCAAAGGTTTGCCCTCTAGTCTCTTAACTGCTTTCGCTATTTCCTCTTTCGGATAAAGAACATTTTTCCAGACTCCTTCAGTCAAGGCTACTCCCGAAATTATTAATTTCTCCTTTTTCTCTTCTAATGAAATAAAAGGAAGAGAAAACTCTACTTTCTCATGAGTAATATTCTTAGCCGTTTTCAATAATCTTTCTAATTGTTCTCTCTCAGCTTTAATTACATCAAATATTCCAGATGAGTCTGAAATATCCAATATCTCTCACCTACTCTTAAAGAATTGAATATTTTTATTTAAGTTCTTCTTCATCATCTAATATCTCCCATAGAATAGGAGTAAAGTCCTTCTTTCCAATACAACTTAATTCTTCCTCAAATCTAACTACTAAGTTTCCCGTTAGACTTAATTCCATTTTTACGGGATAAGAAAGGATCCCTCTTAGAGGGAACTTATGAGCAAAAGGAATAGAAGTCGAACCAATTAAAGAAAGACTTTTACTAAAACTTAAAGACGGAAAGCCTGTAATTAGAAACTTAGAAAAGAAAGGAGAAAAAGGAGCTCCTTTAACTAAAACAAAACTTTTGTAGGGAAATACTTTATCACCAAAGACTTTAATTGTTTCTCTGAACTTTCTTCGTCTAACAGGAATTACTCTAGTAATTATTTTCTTAATAACTTTAATTATCCATTTAAGCCAGCCATAGCCTTGAGTAATAAGAGAAGAACCACCTAGTCCCTTAGTTACTATACTCATTAAACAGGAACCCTCTCTGAATAAGCTTTCTTCTGTTCTCCTTTGAGCAAGAATTTCTTAAGTATAGTCTGACCATCAGTATCATAAATTATTAGATAATCTCCTTCTATCTTCCATCTTCCAGTTTCTACCTTCTTCAGAAGAGTTACATCACTCTCTATGTTCTCTATTTTACTCTTAACTGTACTTCCATCTTCAACATCCCAGACTTTCTCAGCTATATCTGTTTTGTCACTTTCAGTAAGGCCAGAAGTCATAGAGATAATTCCTTGAGAAGAAACCTGAAAAGTAATAGAAATAACTCCTGCTCCAGGAAGGACAATCCTTTCAGAACCATCGTCAGTTATTATGGTTCCGATTAAAACTAATCTATAATTTCCTTCCTCAGGAGCTAGCTTCCATCCATTCGTAAGCATGAAAATCTTATCCGTATAAACATTTCCTCCAAGAGGAGCATATCCTGTTGCTGACATCGGACAAGAGTAAGAAATCCCTTCTGGATTATCTGCCCAATCCATAGCTTGATTATAAATATCTTGAACATCGATTTCTATTGGATGAACAGTAGCTTTATATCCAGGAGTATAAGTTCTTGTTAAAGAAGTTTTTAAAATAAAGTTTTGCCCTGACCAAGAAGAATATTCATATCTATCTGATTCTCCAACATAAATTCCAGCAGGCCATCCTAAAGTAGCTAAAGCATCTGAAGTCCCCGGCTTAAGTCTAAAGGCATAGACATCACCTTCATATCCTTCCTTGTATCTTATTCCAACTCTTTCTCCATTATGAAAAGCCTCTAAGTATTGATTATGTGGAAAAGGGGAAGAGAGTTGTTGATTAATATGACTTACGATTGAATCTAAATCAGGACAATTCTGATTAAGAGTAACTTGAGTAAACTGATTATAAGAAGCTTTAGAATAAACATAAAAATTTTCAGGAGAGGAGGACCAATCATGTCCTCCCGAGAGATCTACAGTCCCCATACATTCTGCTTTTGACAAAGCTAGACTTATTTGTCCCTCATCAGGTGTCTCAGCAGGAATAGTTTCATTTACAGTAACTGTATTGGATCCAACTGTTGCCTCTGAGATAGTAAACTTTTGAGAAAGGATTTGGATCCATTTCATAGAAGGAAGGAAATTAATTGTCATTCTGTATCACTATACTTGGATTAAGTTCCTTGAATTCTTTGTATTTATACCACTGAATCCACTTTCTATTTCTGCCTTTGATCATTACTTCTACATACTCTTCTAGCTTAAGAGTGTCGTTGTTTACTGCATCTTTGACAGCAAACTTCACTTTTTTGAAATATAGTCCTTCTCGTATTCTTCCATTTGGATCTTTAAACTTCAAAGCTATTCACTCTCTTAAGTCACAATTCCATCTGAAGTTCTAATCGCTGAAACTCTCAATCCTGTATCAGTGAAAGTAGCTGCTAGTTGGAATGGGATTATTCCTTTCCTTCTGACTACTACTAAGACATATCTATCGGCTATATACTTTACTGTTACTGACTCTTGAGAAGCATCTGCTTGTCTGTCAAGATAAGGTACATAGGCCTTGTCAGAAGAAGTATAAGCTCTTGAAGTTGTTCCTTGTATCATAAACTTCTTGTTATCAAAGTCTATTGAGTTATATGCATAGATATCTTCTCCTTCAGTAGGTTGACCTACATTATATCTTACTCGAATAACACCTGGCATGTCTTCTTCTTTATATGGAGTATCTACAGGAATTTCTTCTTGTACTTCGATATAATTAACACCAGAGCTTTGACCAGCTAGAGTGAATTGAGACTTATTAATTGTAGTAGATCCTTGTCCAGTTGTTGGGAAGATCGCTACTCTATCTCCAGCAACCAGGCTTGTAACGACATAAGATTGCCAGTTTGGAGGATCATGAGTTGTATTGTTATGATCTATTAACTGATAGTTTCTGATATCATTGATATCCATGTTTTGTATCCAGATTCCTCTAGCTCCAAAGAATTTGCCACCGGCAAAGGTGCCTAGAGGTGAAGCCTTCTTTATCTGAGTATAAGAAGTATCTGCCCTTTGATATTGTTCACCTTCTATTTGATAAATAGTTGAAGTTCCATCAGTTGGATAGAGAATAAAGCTAGAAGTTCGTCTGCAGAGATATTTCACAAATTCATATAACTCAGCAACAGTTCTTGACCCTAAGTCTATTACTACACTGTAAGGCTTAGCTCCTTGACCATCATCTATGTCTTTGTTAATGGTATTATCGAATGTTAAAGTACCAGCAGCTTGTCCAGACCAATTATAGTCTGTCTGAGTACCTAAAGCTTTCGCGATAGTATTTCCAGAAACTAACAAGTTTTCTCCATCTTGGAAGTCATTGGCATTTCTATCCGAAAGATAAAGATAACCTATAGTTGCTCCATCTATTTGATCTAAGTATCTAATAACTCCTTGAGCATTAGAACTCTCTCCTGTGACTGTATCTCCTACATAAAAGGTTCCAGACGGATTGTTAAATGTTAGTTCTGACAAGAACTCCAAAGAGTCATTATCATTAAAAGTCCCAGATGTATTACCAAGTTTGAAGGTGCCAGCAACTGTACCACCAGAAACTTGTTCTAAAACTACTCCAACGGCATGAGAAGAAGTATCATGAATAACATGAGATACCACATTAGTTGGTAGAGTACCTGAACCGTTATCATAAGCTAAATCTCCATGAACAAACCAGACTTTTATATCTTTTATATAATTAGCAACAGTAGATCCTGCAGTCTGGTTGTCCAAGTCATCTGAAGTAGCCAAAGGCACAGCATTTCTACCACCAGCAGACAAGTCAATCTCATAAAAGTCATAAAAGTCGGTATATTCTCTAGCATAGACAGTCAGAACACCATTGTCAATCTCAGTGCCAGCTTCTTTGACTCTAACAAGAATGTCAATGTGCCCCGCAGGCCACCATTCACTACCAATACCCCAATAAGAGGGATATCTTTCTCCTGCTTGTATAACATAAATGTTAGTACCAGACTCAATTGTACCTAGGGTGTAGATGTTTGCATAAAGATCTTCTCCTGTTTTCGAACAATTTGAAGACAAAAGAGTACCAGCACCAGTACCTCCATTGATTGAAATAGATGTTCCACAAGAGGGAATTGTTCCTGTCTTTCTTACCCACCATTTTCTTTTTGTATTGTTGTAATATAATAGAACACCAAAGTCCCCGCCACCATTTTGAACATATTTACCGATATCTCCAGAGACACAGTTTGTATAACCAGAAGATTGTAAATAGAGAATGTAAATCTCCCCATCCCAACCATCGGTCTTTATAGCTCCACCTTTGAGATACTTAAGAGAGTTTTCATCGATAAACCAACCATTTACTAAAGTATACTCTGTAGGTGTCTGAGCAGTCATAGGTATAGGATCGTCCATGTATTGTTGACTGTCGAATTCATCCATTAGCCAAGAATAAAGATCATTAACAGTAAAGGTTGAGGGACCAGAAGTTGTATAAATCCTTTTGTTTAAAGCATCTATGTTCCATTCATCAGATATGGCCATTAAATTCACCTACTACTTTTAACTTATTTTTTTATTTAAACCTAACCTCCAAGAGAGGTGTCTTCATACATAGTCACATATTGAGTAAGACCATCTACTCCTATCACTCCTATAGTCTCAACAGGAATATACCTAGTATCTCCTACTGAAGATTTCCTGACTCGGATAATAACTTCTACATCCGATCCTGGATATTGAAATGTTTCTTCTGCCTTTCCATTTGCGTCAGTTAGTTCATTCATTAGTTGAGTCATGTCAGAGGATTTATAAATAGCAACTCTGGCATTTGAAATTTCTACTCCATCGCTATCTTTGACATAAACTTTTAAGTAAACTACGTTTTGAATTTCCACCGTTCCACCAGATGGTGAAGAAGAGGTGCTTGGATTTGAGCCGTTGACACACTGGACTACTACTGTTCCACCAGAAGTATTATAAATATCTATATCATTTCCAGTAAAAGTAAGATTGTCAAAAGTGAAAGTTCCTGGAGTATCAATTTCTACAGCTTTTGGATTTGACAAGAAGGAACAGTCTTTGACATTATGTGAAGAAGGTAAAAGCAGAGCAACATCGTCAGCGTCAACAAACGTACAAAATCTGAAAGTAGAACTTGAAGGGTTTATTCTAGCACAAGATTGAAAGAGACAATTTAATACTTCAGCTCCTACTGTCTCAGAAGGAAGAGTTATAGTTGAAGCATCTAGAAAAGTAACTCCACATAGCTTGAAAGTTGAAACATCTACATCAGTGATAGTCACTTTATAGGGGTAGATAGTATTCTTTGCTCTAATTAACCCACCTGCAAGACCTACTTCTCCAGATTTTTCTCCAAAGAGAACGGAGGCTATTCCACTAGGGTTGTTTACTACAGAAATTTCGAATTGATCTGGGATTGAAGGTAAATCTTCAAACTGAACAACTTGCAATTTGTCAGAGAAATAGACATCACCAGAACTTGTATCACCAAACTGGATTCCTCCAGTTAAAAGATAGGTTTGTTCTCCTTTCTGAATCACACCTATATCAGAAGTATCATCATCTGAAAAAAGATCCTCCCAAGTTAATGGAGAAGCGGCAGACCCTCCTGTTATCTTAACTGCAGGTTGAGTAGCAGATCCATATCTTACAAAATCTACATAACAGTTATCAGCTAGTTTGCTCTTTGCCACTCCTTTGTATCTTACTCCTATATAACGAGTTTGTGAAGGATCTGCGTTTGTTCCATTATTTGCATCTGGAGTTGAAGAGCAATAAACTGAGAAACATTTCCAACCTCCTTTATAGGTATCGCTTCCACCTACGTACCAATACGATTGATTACCAGAAGAATCTTCTATGAAAATTTGCATACCTCCATTTGCCTTTGTATCTAAGAAGGAGGCAGTCATGCACATCATCCAGACATAGAGAACTCTATTGGAATAATCCTGAGCAGAGCCTAGATCATAAATCATATAACTTGTTTCTATATCTACATCCATTGAGAGAGAATAAGATCCTTCTTTCCTTATATCGTCTAAGCCAAAAGATGGATCGTTAGAGTCCCAGTTAGTTTCTGAATCACAATTAGATATTGTTGTAAGATTACTCGTTACTGTCACTTAGTTTCACCTTCCTGTCATAGAGAACTATAGACATTGCAGTGTGAGCCCATAGAGGTATTGTTGATCCGGTCTCAATCGAGACTACAAAGTTACCCTCTAAATACCCCTTCTCTTTCAACTCAGATAAATTGAGAACAGAGTAGTCAGAACCAAAGACATACAAAACATTATCTGCTGGATGCTCAAAGCTCTTAAGAGGTATAAAGTCTATTCCCTCTATTTGCTGAGCACACTCAAGGAAGACAAAAGTATAATCTGAGTATTTCTTTAGGACCTCTTCAAGAGTATTATAGACTTCAAATTCTATTTCAAGATCCCCACAAGTAACAGGAAGGTCATCAATGTTAACTATAATCAGTTTCTTTACACCGAAAGCTTTCATGTTAAGTCTCCAGAAAGAGATTATTTTCTCAATCAATTTTGGATCTGTTTCGAATAAGTCATGTACCTGAAAGACTGAAACTATACCTATCATTTCTTAACCTCCTCTTCTACTTCTATTTTTCTTTTTGCAACATAAACTATTTCTCCAGTTACTCTAATTCCAATTTCAAGAGCCTGCTCAAACTTAGCAGAAGGTCTCCATCTTAGAGTTAAAGGTTCTGCTTTTCCGGGTTGAATTGTGACAGGCGCTTTCACTACTTCTATTTTTTCAGAAGGTGGCAACGGACTAGAAAACTCAAAAGCCAAATTAGTGAGAATCCCTTTTGAGTCATTAAGAAGCCAAACAGTAACTTCTTTACTCTGACCAACTTTTACTTTACCAAAGTTAATAGCTTTTATTTCTTCCTTTAAATCTGGGTCTTTGAAGATCTTCATTCCTTATTAACCTCCAACCATTTTTCTATTAATTCTAGTTTCTTTTTAAGCAACTCCTTTTTCAACTTTTCTTCTTCAGTATCTTTCTCTGATGCCTTTCTTTCTATCTCTTTTAAGATTTTAAGTACTGCAGAGTCAACTTCTTTTTCTAACTCACTTTCTGTTTTCTTTCTTTGCTCTCTTATTAATTCTCCTTCCCAAGTATGTAACTTATTCTTCCTTATCCACTCACTAGCTTTATCTACTGACCATTCTTCTGATATTTTCAACCCACATACTCTTGCTCCATGAATAGTACCTGGTCTTGGATAAAGACACACTAGGACATCAAGAACTTCTTTTGGCCTATCTTTCAAAGCAGGGATATATTTCTCAGGATCTTTTACACATCTTGTAAATTCTCCAATATCGTAAAGATACAACCAATAGTAATCCCATGTTTTCTTTTTCTCTACTTTGAAAGGTCTGTAATAATCTCCTGTTGTTGGATCTCCTGTTCCAGAAAGTGGTTCAGGGAGTTTTGCTTTCTTAAAGACAGCTTCTTTATCTTTCTCTATATAGACATAATAGCCTTTTAATTTCTTTCCATGAAATTCCATTGAGATAAATATTGGTGGTTTGTATTCAATTATACTTACATCTCCCTCATCTATAGGAGTGACATAAGTAATCAAGTTACCTATCATCATTTTAGTCTTAGGCTTTTTGATATTCATCCATTTCTCAATATTCAAACATCTTTTATATACAGCCTTAACACCTTCACCTTTTTCAAGCTCTACGGGATTTCCATAGAGATTAAATTCCCAGCCATCTGAAACTCTAACGTCCCAATGTTTTTTCAAACCTTCTGGTGTTTCTATTTCATGAATTTGTAAGACAAATTTAGCCTTTTTCAAATTACTAAGTTTTTCTACTTTCCAAGTATAGATTTTAGAACCTTTCTCTTCTTGAATTAGAGCAAACGTACCTTTTAACTTCTTTCCTTTCATTTCTAAAATTAGTTTCTCAGTCCCATTTACTTTTTCACTTTTAACATTTACCTTTCCTTTGTCAATTATTTTCATTTTAGCATTCAGTTCTTTAGTAGGATTATAAGTTGGATTCTCTCCTGGCTTAATTTCTCCTTCATAATCAAACCACTTAGAAGCTACATATCCTTCGTCAGTCAAAGGAACAGGTTGGAATCTAGTAAAGTCATAATCAGAAATGAACGATCTTACTTTGCCTCCTTCTTTTAATCTTAATAACCATCTCATTCTAGGTATTCCTCTTACGTGTACTGGACCCATCCAAGATAGATAATGAACAACAAAACTAGCTTCTGCCAGCTCACTTTTGCTTTCTTTGCTTTTCTTGCCACCTTTCCATTGTTCTTTGACCCACTCATACCATTTCTCATAGAGCTCTCCCTTTCTCCATTCTGGTGGAACTGGGATATAGTTCTTAGGTGGAACCCATTTCTTTTTCATTCCTCTTTTTAGACAATACGGAGTTTGATCTCCAGGAATCAAGATCCTCCACATTAGTTCTGTCCCTGGTTTAGGCTTCTTAGTTTCTGGATCAATTATATTCACATTAACTGCTCTTACTATTACTCTTGTCCAATCTTTCTTAGAGAAAACACCATCTTTCTTCTCTGATTTAATAAAGTACTCATGGAAGTAAGGTTTTTGAGCACCAAAGTAAACTTGACCCTTATCGATGATATAGAAAACTCCAGGATATTCTTTCGTGGCTCCTACTTCTCCTGGTTTAACTATCCCTTCTACGTTTAACCAAACTTTAGGTTGTCTAGCTAATTCTTCTAAAGTTCTTAAAGAAAGCTTTTCTATATTTTTATACTCAATAAAGACTTGACCGTCTTTGATTCCTTTTATAGAATAGGTCCATTCATCACAAACTTCTGAAGGACATTTGGTTTCTGCTCTTAAGCCAATATTCTTTTTCTCTGGTCGGAATTTGAATTTACTTTTCCATTCGTTAAAGACTTTTCTAGCTTCTTTAACTGTAGTAACAGTAGGAGTTCCTTTTGGATTATCTAATACTGTCCAACCTATTAGATGGTCGTTTACTTCCATTCTCCAGTCAGTATGTACACTAGCCCCTCTCCAATGATGTTGCATAACGTATTTACATTTCTTGCAAGTAGGATATTCCATATAGGGTGCAAGAAAGAATCCACCTTCTCCTCCCTCACCTTTCTTAGGAGGAGCTTTAGCAAGAAGTTCTAGCCAATTAATTATCTTAGGAGTTATCTTCAATTTCTTCACCTGTATCTTCATCTATTTCTTTTACCTTTAACTCTTTTATATCATAATAATAAGGCTTTACAAATCTACATCTATACACATTAGCAAAACGACAAACTATTGGGAACTTAAGATATTCTATCTCTATCTTATCAATTTTCTCAGAGAGTTCTTTCTTTTCTTTATCTCTAGGTATGAAGAATCTTGTCTTGAAAGGACAGATTCTTTCATCATTCCAGAAAGGACAAGGTTCTAATTTGAAGACTAACTTAGAGAGAGTTACTCTTTGTTCTTTGGTTGGTCCAGTTCCTACAGCTTCTATCTTCTTCACCACATCTAAGGAATCTGGTTCTTT